TAAATATTTGCGCAAGTTCTAGATTCAAAGCGGGTTCAAATATTAATTCTTATACTTTGATTAAGTCTATTGCTGAAGAACTTCGAGGCTTGGCGGTTGAAGAGAATGTGCCTATTCTATCAGCTACGCAGACAACTAGAAGTGGATATGGTAACACCGATGTTGAACTAACAGATACTTCTGAATCTTTTGGTTTGCCGGCAACAGTTGACTTTATGTTTGCTTTGATTTCAACTGAAGAACTAGAGCAATTAAATCAGCTTATGGTTAAACAGTTAAAGAATCGATATAATGATCCAACCGCAAATAAGCGATTTATGATTGGTGTTGATAGAGCAAAGATGAAATTATATGATTTAGAACAATCTGCTCAAAAGGGTTTGACAGATGCTAATTTGGACATTGATAGGGTTGACACACAAGCTAAAAGCACATATAATATGAATGATATTATAAGTAGAGGCAAACGAGACTTCTCGTCAATTAAGGTTTAAAATGAGAGAATATTGGTCAAACAGTAAAGTTGCAAATTGGATTCGAGGTACAACTAAACCAACTTCTGCAACTAGCTCCGGCTGGCATAAATGGGAAACAGAGGCAAAAGAATCCCATCCGATTCGTTATTGGATTGTGGAAGAAGCCTTTGACGCAATTCAAACATTTGTTCGTTTGCCAATTGATAAACTATATGATGTAAAATATTATATCAATAATCGTTGGGTTACTCGTACTCATGCACTTACCGCTCATCCACGTGACATTAAACCTGGTCAGTGGCAGGATGTAGGATATCGCATTTTACCTTGTTTGTTTAACGAGCTTGTTGACTTTGTTGAAGTGGAAACAGCATGGTTACATATTGCATGGGATGACGATGCATATAAAAAATACAATCCTCCATTCTATGCTAAAGGTTGGTTCCGTTGGAGAACATGGCGTTGTCCTCAAGCAGGTCTAGATCATCTTGATTGGGCAGCAACTCTTATGCATGAAAATGAACTTACAAGTCAAGCAACTTCTGCAAAAGAAATTAAAGAACTTTATTTGTGGTGGACACAAACATATCGCAATCGCCCCGATCCAATGGAAGCTAGTGGATGGTCTGCATATTGCGAAAAGCGCAGACAAAAAGCTGGAAGTGATCTATGGGGTCACGAGAATGAAACAGAAGAAGAACGAAAAGAATGTATGGCTGCTTTGGATTTATCACATAAAATTGAAGCAGAACACATGGCAGAGGATGAAGCAATGATGATTCGCCTCATTAAAATTAGACAGTCACTATGGACTTAAGGAAATAAAATGGCTAAGAAACAAATTAAAAAAATCAGCGACAAATTAGTTAAAATTAATGATTCATTAACTATCAATCTATATGATAATGGTTATATGGTTGAAGTTAGCGGGCGTGATACCAATGATGACTGGACACAAGTAAAAATCACATGTAATACACTTGAAGATGTTAATACATTGATTAAAGAAGCAAACGAAATTGATAAAGTATAACACCAAATTTATATCATGCTTTTACGATTGCTTGAAAAACTAAATAGAAAACGTATTATCCAAGATAGATTTGGCAGAGATTACATGCACAGATACTATCTATGTTTTAAGGAAAAAATAAATGCATTCGATACCGTCAGACCCTACCCAAACATCTTTATCCACAAGCTCCTCCTCTCCGACGAAGACAGAGACGTTCACGACCACCCCTGGAACTACCTCACCGTTATTCTTGCAGGAGGTTATACAGAATGGACTCCGGTCTTCGACAGACACGGTATTAAAGTCGGAGAACAAAGCACATGGCGAGGGCCTGGTTCAATTATATGGCGAAGAGCCACCTCATTTCACCGATTAGAAATGTCTGCTCCAACTTGGACATTGTTTATTCATGGTTGGAGAACACGAGAATGGGGATTTCTAACTAAACAAGGTTGGATAGATAGAGTAGAATATATTAAAGATAAGATGAAACTAGCGGCATAAATAAAAGTGGAGGACAAAAAATGAATGTTTCCGTTAGAAATGCAAAAGATAGAACGCTGGTGTATTTGCTAAAGTTAGCAGCTGATTCATTTGCCAAAAATTTAATGTCCCCGCAATTGACAAAAAACTTATCTATTAAAATTATTGTACGTGAAAAGCTAGACGCCGGAGGTTTTTGTGATTACGAAATTACAGGCGACAACAATCCACGAGAATTTAATATTGAGATATTAAGGACACGAAAAAAGATTAATATGTTCAAGGTCCTGGCACATGAGATGGTTCATGTGAAACAGCATGCCAAAGGCGAAGCTAAAGATAAGTTTAAAAAAGATAAGTATATAACATTATGGTTTGGTGAAAAATATGATGATGATACATCCTACTGGGATCAACCTTGGGAAATAGAGGCCTATGGTTTAGAAAACAGTCTTGTTGCAAAATTCCTTGTGGAACATGACCAGTTCAAAAATCTAAGACAAAAACACGCAGATTGGTTCGCAGAGGAGTCGATAAAAGAATAATTAAAAGGAGCGATACATGGAAAATATTACATTCACTCTATATGATCTAATACAATTAGGACTAATGTTAGCTGCATGCTTTGCATGCTACAAATGGGGGCACAACAAAGGCGTAGATGACGCAATTGACTTTTTCGAATCAGAAGGATTAATTGAAAAAGAAAGTGCTTAAAAATCAAGCAATTTAACCTGTTGTTCTAGAACAACACTTAGTACCCGAGCATTTGACTCGGGTACTTTTTTCTGTTATAATAAGCACATGATAAAGAACTTTTCAATCGGTGCAGAAGTCGAGATTCAAACTCGATGGAAATCGAATATATTAGGTGAAGAATATCAGGATAATATATTCAAAGGTAAAGTCGTTAATAATCCTAAATGGTTAGATAATGATTATGTCTCTGTATATACAGGTAATCCTGAATATCCTACATCTCATATTAATAAGCGATTTATCGTTGGATTTGATTTTCCAGATAATCGAGTAGAAACTCGGATATTTAGAATTAAATCTAAATCGAAAGGGCATATTTATAATGTCGTTTCGGATAATGGTATTGTTTCCTGCAGTTGTGTAGGATTTCAATTCCGCAGGACTTGCAAGCATGCAAATAAAGTTAAAGAATTTATCCAAAATGCTTGACAAGGTAGCCGAAAGGCTATATAATATGAATTGTGAAGTTGTTAATTTTTACATTTTTTGAAGGATCTATATTATGAGTACATTCACAGTAGCCGGCGTTTCAACACAGTATGGCGTCACAAAAGTTCGTTTTGCTAATGACCTGGCATCACGCGTCAAACTCTTGTCTAAAGGTGGTCACTCGCCTCTTGAGTTGATGGAGTTGCCCAAGGCAATGACCAAGGCAGAAGCATGCCAGCATCTTATCGATGTAGGCGGTGTGTTCAAGCAATGGGCAGGTCTTATCAATGATACAATGGGTAAGAAACAAGGTACAGTTGTTAGCAAGCCAACTAAGGCAAAAGCTAAAGCAGCACCAGTAAAGGCAAAGGCAGTTGCTCCTAAGAAAGTAGCAGCACCTAAAGTAATCAAGTCAAAAGTTGTTGAAGATGATTTAGAACTTGAAGAATTGAAGCAGTTGGCAGAGTTGGAAGACGCGCCAATTTAATTTTAACAAAGCACCACTAGTTTGGTGCCGAGATGTATAAATATTTTTATGGGAAATAATTTTAACCTTTTCTGTCAGCATCAAGAACCGACTTCTTATATTAGAACGTCAGAGCGCGTTGCAGACAAAAATTCATGGAGTGTGCTCCAGGGTTAAAATTTAAATTTTTCGTACAAGTTTATCTTAGAACCCTCGGCACTCCAACAGTCCGAGGGTTTTCCTTTTGTGGCATGCTTTAATAACCATATGCTTGACAAGGTTATTAAAAGATGTTATAATAAAGTTTAAATAGATCGGTATTTAAGCTATGTTCTTTTACAAATTAGCATACCATTGTGTCCGGTTAGCTCAATAGCAGAGCATTCGACTGATAATCGAAAGACAGAGGAGCGTTACCTCTACCGGATACCAATTGTCCCGTTCGTCTAGAGGCCTAGGACATTACCCTTTCACGGTAAGTACACCAGTTCGAATCTGGTACGGGACGCCATTATTTTATACATTACCAAGTGTATAAAACAATGGTACGCCTGGGTGGCAGAGTGGTCAAATGCAACGGATTGCAAATCCGTAAAGTCGTCAGTTCAAATCTGACTCCAGGTTCCAAAAATAATGCTTGACACAAGTGTGTTAAGGTGTTATAATAAAGACATATTAAAAGAATCCCGTTACTATTTTCGTTAAAATAGCGTTTGATTAGCGACAGAGATCCGGTGGCAGAAAACCGTTAGCGTGAGGATTAAAAATACCCTCGCAGGCTCTGATAGGCAGTCTCTCACTGCACACAGACTTTGAATAAATGAGATGGACAGAGTAACCGCTCAATTAAGGGCTCGCCTGGAAACGAGTAGCTTATCTATATTTTGGTCTGTTAGTGTTAGCGGTAAGCACGCGAGCCTGTCACGCTTGTAGGAGGGATTCGAATTCCCTACAGACCGCCAAGTTATGGTCTTAGTCTATAAATGCATAAAGAAAGTCTAAGTTAAATGGCAACCCAAAGTGGGACCAACCATTTTAGAACCCGCCGGAGTAACGTCTGGCTACTGTGACCCGCAGAAAGTGAAGTAAGTTCGTAACTTACGGGTGGTAGTCTTTAAACCTAAAGGCCGTTGGCAGCACGAGAGCGGTCCTTGTCGGGAAGCGGGTGGAAGGTACGCGTGAGAGATATGATAGCGTCATATTTTTCTGTACTATAATTACCGCCGGAGGACGCAGAGCATTTGCCTAGGTGACGGAATTGGTATACGTGTTGGTCTTAGAAGCCAAATTTTGAGAGTTCGAGTCTCTCCTTAGGCACCATATTGAAACATTCTAAACTGGACGCAGGTTCTGAGAAGTAAGACCTTGATTGATCCCCAAGAAGGTATGGAGAATAAGAGTGTTTCAATATGGGGGTGTAGCTCAGTTGGGAGAGCGGTTGCTTTGCAAGCAATAGGTCGCAGGTTCGAACCCTGTCTCCTCCACCATATAAATAATCGGTGTGTAGCGCAGTCTGGTAGCGCTCCTGGTTTGGGACCAGGCGGTCGGAGGTTCGAATCCTTTCACACCGACCATTATTTTTAACATAGGAAAAATTATGAACTCAACAAATGACATCAAAACAAATCTCGAAGCATATCTTGCTGAAAACGAGAAATTCGAAAAAGGTAATAGTGCTGCCGGGACTCGCGCCCGCAAGGCATTAGGTGAACTTGCAAAAGCTGTAAAAGCTAGACGCAACGAAATTACTGCAGAAAAGAACGCTCGCAAAGAAGCGAAAGCGTAATTTTTATTCCCTGATAGCTCAGTCGGTAGAGCGACGGACTGTTAATCCGCAGGTCGGTGGTTCGAACCCACCTCGGGGAGCCATTGGAGGTGCCGCCGTAATGGTATGGCAGGAGACTGTAAATCTTCCGACTTATGTCACAATTGGTTCGATCCCAATCACCTCCACCAACCGCATCGTTAACTCAGTTGGTAGAGTTCCTGCCTTACACGCAGGCTGTCGGGAGTTCGAGTCTCTCACGATGCACCAATTTTTTAGAAAGCTTATATGAACTATAAACCTTTGCATGATAAAGTATTAGTAATTGAAAATGAAAAGCCAAAAGAAACCGAAAGCGGTATTTATGTTGGTGAAGCCCGTATGGATGAAAACACAAGAGCAGGTACTGTTCTTGCAATTGGTCCAGATGTATATGAGGTTAAAGTTGGAGATGTAGTATATCCAATGTGGACAAAAGCTAAAGTCGTAAAAGACGGTGACAAGTATATGGGAATTATTTCTCAAGAAGATATTCTAGCAGTACAAGAATAAAAATTAGCTGGCGCTAGTATAACGGATAATACAGCTGCCTTCTAAGCAGTCAATAGAGGTTCGATTCCTCTGCGCCGGACCAAACACAGGCGGGGTTGGAGTAATGGTAACTCAACAGACTTTGACTCTGTCGTTCCTGGTTCGAGCCCAGGGCCCTGTTCCATTTTTAGGAGAAAGTAATGAAACTTAAGATGATCGTCAAGCAACGTAATCGCTTCGTTGCTTTGGCATTACAACGCAAAGCGGGAGTCCATCGTAAAAGTAATAAAGCTTTGCGAAGGCAACATAATGCGAGTATAGCTCAGTTGGTAGAGCAGTAGACTTTTAATCTATTGGTCGTGGGTTCGAATCCCCCTACTCGTACCATATAAAAGCACTCTTGTCAGCACTGTGGGAAGCGCAGATAGACAATACTAGAACAAGGTTCGAATCCAAACAAGAGTGTTTCTATATGGTAATATGCAGATGTTAGTTTAGTGGCAAAACCTCGGGTTGTGATTCCGATATCATGAGTTCAATTCTCATACGTCTGCCCAATGGGTTGGGATATTTCAATTGGTTAGAAACGGGGATGTATATGCCGCGTAATGTGAGTTCGACTCTCACTCCCACCCACCAATAATTTCGGAAACGTGGTCGAGTGGTCTATGGCTCTAGTCTTGAAAACTAGCGATCCGAAAGGGTCCGTGAGTTCGAATCTCACCGTTTCCTCCAGATCGGAAAGTGGGCAGGATGGTAATGCAGCAGATTGCTAATCTGTCACTGGATTAAACCGGTGAGTGGGTTCGACTCCCACACTTTCCACCATATAAAAGCATTCTTGATATAAGACAAAGCAGGAGAAGAAACATAGTATCTGCAGATGCAAAAGTTTCAGAGCTTGACTCCTCCTAGGCTTGCATTCGAGAGTGCCTCTATATGGTGATGTAGCATAATGGTAGTGCACCAGCTTCATACGCTGTCAAGTGTAAGTTCGACTCTTACTATCACCACCAGATTATCCGCCTTTAGCTCAATTGGATTAGAGCACTTGGCTACGAACCAAGAGGTTGGGGATTCGAATTCCTCAGGGCGGTCCATATTAGCCGACTTAGCACAGTGGTAGTGCAATCGCCTTGTAAGCGATAGGTCATCAGTTCGAATCCGATAGTCGGCACCAGTTTGTTTCTCCCTAGTGTAATGGCAGCACGTCGGTCTCCAAAACCGTTAGTAAGAGTTCGAGTCTCTTGGGGGATGCCAAAAATAATAGAATATTTTATTGACAATAATATATAAAACTGTTATAATAAGAGTATAGATAGTTAACGCGGGTGTCGTAAAATGGTATTACCTTAGCCTTCCAAGCTAAAGTCGAGGGTTCGATTCCCTTCGCCCGCTCCATTAAGGTGTATTATGCAAAAAATTAATATCGAAGAAGTAAAATCATTTATCGTATCACAGTCTCCTGAAACTAAAATTTATATTGGAGCAGATTCTGAAAGATATCGTCGTAATGAAAAATGGTATGCTGATTATACTCTTGCTATTGTAGTACATATTGATGGATGTCATGGTTGCAAAATTTTTGGGGAAGTACAAACTGAATTGGATTATGACGCAAAGAATAGCAAACCTTCTATGCGTCTAATGAATGAAGTTTATAAGGTTGCAGAATTGTATCACAAAATTGTAGATTGTATTGAAGATAAAGATGTTGAAATCCATTTGGATATTAATCCGGATGTTAAACATAATAGCTCGTTTGTAATACAACAAGCAGTTGGTTATATCAAAGGTACTTGCAATGTTGTACCTATGGTTAAGCCCCAGGCATTTGCAGCAACATATTGTGCAGATAGATTAAAAGAAATTTTAGCATACCAAGAGGCAGCATAACTATGAAAAAAATAACAATTATTGGCAGAGGTACCGCAGGGTGTGTAGCAGTTACTCATTTTTTAAGATGGACTGATTGGGAAATTGATTGGGTGTTTGATCCTAATATTAATCCTCAAGCTGTGGGGGAAGGGTCCGATCTTGCATTACCCACACTATTAGACCAAAACATTGATTTTAAATACACCGATTTACTTAAATTAAATGGCACTGTTAAAATGGGTGTCAATAAAACTAATTGGGGAAAATTTGGCAAAGATTTCATGCATGTATTTGGAAGCGTATCGGGACACGCAATTCATTTTAATGCAGTAGATCTTCAAAATTTTATTATTAGTTATATGGGAGAACAGCCCAGAGTTAAGATTATTCATAAAAATGTTGCCCATGATGCCATTGATAGCGATCATATTTTTGATTGCTCCGGAGCCCCAAAAGATTATACCGATTATACAATATCTGATTACATTCCCGTTAATGCTGCATATGTTACACAATGTAACTGGGAAAACGCAAGATTCACCCACACGGAAGCAATAGCAATGCCTCACGGCTGGGTATTTGGAATACCATTAACTAATAGATGCGCTATTGGTTATTTGTATAATACAAACGTATCATCATTAGATGAAGTTAAAAAAGATGTTCCGGTTATACTTGAAGGATTAAATCTTGTTCCTGACAGAACAAGCCATCTACAATTTAAAAATTATTACAGAAAAAAGAATTTTGATAAACGAGTTGGGTACGGAGGCAACGCCTCATTCTTTTTAGAACCTTTAGAAGCAACATCTATATCTTCTATGGATATGGTTCAACGATTTGCGTATGATATTTGGGTAGATGATAAAGATGTTGAAAAGGTAAATAACGATTATACGTTGCATTTTGAAAAAATAGAAACATTTTTAATGCTGCACTATTATGCGGGTTCTAAATTCGATACGCCGTTTTGGGATTTTGCTATTAAGCGAGGCGAAAACAAAATTAAATCAATTCATACATCCGATTATAAAGAGCACTTTATAGATACATTAAAAATGGTTAAAATGTCAGACTCATTAGATATTAGAACTCTAAAAAATACTACGTTTTCAGTGTGGCCAATCAAGCCTTCTATGAAAGATCACATTTATAATTTAGGTATTTTTGATAAACTATGCAAAGAATTTAATGTATGAAAAAATTAGCAATTATAGGAAAAGGGACTGCCGGTGTTTTGTCTGCATTACATTTTATTAGACACACTGACTGGGTAATAGATTTTTATTATGACTCCGGTGTAAAACCACAAGCCGTAGGAGAAGGATCCTTACCGGGATTTCCAGCGCAGCTATATAATAACGCAAATTTTAATACATTTGATTTATTAAATGTAGACGGTACTTTAAAAACTGGAATATATAAAGAAAATTGGGGGAACAAACATAGTTCATTTTTCCACCATTTTTATCCAGGGCAGGTAGGTTATCACTTTAACGCAGTTAAATTACAACAATATATTTTCAACCATCTTGAGAATAACCGCAGAGTTACGATTATAGATAAACACGTAGATTCGTATGATTCTATAGATGCAGATTTTATTATGGATTGTTCTGGCAAACCTGCAGATTATAGTAATTATTATACTGCAGAATATATACCTGTAAATTCAGTATATGTAACGCAGTGTTTTTGGGATTCTCCAAAATTTCAGTATACTCTTAGCAATGCGGAAAAACACGGATGGTATTTTGGCATTCCTCTTATGAATAGATGTTCTATTGGGTATATGTACAACAATAGTATAAGTTCTTTAGATGAAATCAAGGAAGACGCATTAAAGATAATACAAACCAACAATCTGATACCTAGTGATACTACGTCATCATTCTCTTTTAACAATTATTACCATAAAAATAATTATTCAAAGAGAGTAGTTTATAATGGAAACGCTTCATTCTTCCTTGAACCATTAGAGGCAACCTCTATTGGTATTATAGAAAATATTCAACGGAAAGCATTTGATGTTTGGAACGGCATAGTTTCACCTGAAGATGCAAATAAAGAATATTTAAATTTTATTATCGAAACAGAAACAATGATCATGCTGCATTATTCGGCAGGATCAAAATTTAATTCTAATTTTTGGGATTTCGCAGAAAAACGAGGAACTGATTGCATAGAAAAGGCAATGACTACTGATAAATTTAAAAATATTATAGATTTATCTTATCAGGAAGAACATCGGAATCTGTTTTACGCGCCGTTTATAGACTCATATTCAACATGGACAGCATCTTCTTTTCATCAAAACATTGAAGGCCTTGGCCTTAAAGACAATCTTAAAAAATATCTATAGTATGCAACACAATCTTTTACAACTTTTTCCAATTCCTTTTTATTCTTCTAAGGTTAATGTTTCTTCGCTTGATAAGCAAAATATAAAAAAATTAAATTATAAAAGAATTGATAGTAATAATGGGTACATTTCTGTTGATACTAAAGTTTTAGATAATGATATATTTGAATCATTAAAAAAAGAAATAGAAAATCATGTTGGCATCTATACTAGAAATGTTCTTAATATTGCAAATAACACATCTTTTTATATAACAAATTCTTGGGTAATGAAACATATTAGAGGTGATTCGGCGCATCGACATCATCATACTAACAGTATTTTTAGTGGAACAGTTTATATTCAGACTGATAATGATTCTGGCATTTTTTCAGTTTATAAAACATATACAAATGTGATACCAAAAATTATTTCGCCTGAATATAACGAATGGAATATATTTAACTGCGAAAGCTCTTCCTTCATTCCACAAAACAATGATATATTTTTATTCCCATCTAATTTAGATCACGAAGTTTCACAATGTAATAGTAGTGATGATAGATATTGTTTGGCGTTCAATGTTTTCTTAAAAGGCACTTTGGGGCAATCTGATAAAAATAAAATAAGTGATTTAGTTATCTAGAGGCGGCATTAAACTAGCTAATCCATATTCATAGTCTTTAAGAATAGACAATACAACCTCACATACATCTATTTTTCTTTTAAACTCTAAATTTTCTTGTAAACGAGTATCTAATTGTTTTTCTAAAAATTTTAAAATTAAATTTTCATCATCAGTTTTAATTTTTAATCGATTTATTACTTTATTAATTTTTAATATATGAGTCTCGCAAATAGCAATATTTACAGTTAACTCTTCTTTTGTTTTGAATATATCTTCGGTCATTATACCAATTAAATTATCTATTTCAGGATTGCAATTTGGTACAATTCTGAATAACAGTTGACCAATAATTTCTAAAGATTCATTCCGTATATCTCGAGTTGGATGAGTTTTACCAGTTTTATCATATTCTTTTCTACGAATAGTATCACTTAGTATTTCATATGCAAGTTTTATACGTTTAAAAATTTCCTCATCTCCGCCTTTATCTGGATGATGAAGTTGTGCAAGTATCCTATACCTTTGCCGTATTTCTTCGGTAGTAGCATTTCTTGAAACGTCTAATTCTTCATAGGGGTTCATTTTAGATAAATTTTATTTATTCTACCAAAAGTAATTGACAGATAAGTTGTAATATAATATAATAGTATATATTAAAGGAATCTTATGCGTAGTTTTATTTCAAATAATCCAGAAGTAACCAATTGTGTACTTTATCCATATGTATTTTGGGATGGCTTTTTCACGGATGAAGAACTTGATAAATTAGAAGAATATTTTTCATCAGAAGAAACTGGAAAACTAACCCCCGGAGCAGTTTTTGGTAAAAAGGGAGAAGACTCCTTCGATGATCTTAGAAAATCAGATGTTAAATTTGTCCACATAAACGAAACAAATCAATGGCTATTTGAAAAAATAAATACCATTTCGGTACATATCAATAATTATTTCTATAATTTTGATTTAACTGGATATTCCCATCTGCAATACACTGAATATAACAAAAAGAATGATCATTACAACTTCCATACAGATATAATGTATGGTGAAGATGTCCTTAATAAAGATAAACCATTTATACTACCAAGAAAATTAAGTTTTACATTGGTGTTGTCTGATACAAACGCGTTTAAAGGGGGTGACCTTGAATTTGATACAGGTGGCCCATATATTGCGGCAGAACAAAAACGAGGCAGAATTATAGCATTCCCGTCATTTGTAAAACACAGAGTAACACCCATTAAAAAAGGTATTCGCAAATCTGTAGTATGGTGGGTACTAGGCCCCAAATTTAAGTAAAAATATTTTTATACATAAGAAAAATTTTGATAGTTTAGGTATAAATAATAACATAAAGCCTACTGTCAATTTGTACCTAATCATGATATACAAACCATCTAATTTGTCTGATCCAATATTAAACTTAATTAAGGACGACCCCGTTCGCCCTGAAATTCCTGTAGACTTTAGAATCAGCGAAAATAGAGAAGTTTTAATTTTAATGAAAGATGAAAAGCCGCAAGCAGTAGTTTGTGTTGCTTACATGGATGACATTCCAACATCTTGTTCTGAATTATTTAGAACTTCTGCATCCCCATCTACTGTTATATTCTACACCATTTGGAGTTATACTCCAGGTGCTGGACGTGAACTTATATTTAAAGCAAGAAACGATATTGTTTTAAACAAACCCCATATAAAGCGTTTTGTTACTTTAAGTCCACCAACCGAAATGGCAAGACGTTTTCATATTAAAAACGGTGCAACCGAATTTAGAAAGAATTTGGATACCGTAAATTACGAATATGCTTGACTTCTGATCAATAGTATGTTATAATATATTTTTAAGGTGACAATATGAACGAACTTAACAAAGATCAAGCGGCAATTCTTCAAATTTTGCAAGAAGAATGCGCAGAAGTAATTCAAGCAACATCGAAAGTATTTCGATTCGGATTGTTTGATACACATCCAGATACCCCAAGTAAAACAAATACACTCCATCTTGAAGAAGAATTGGGTGATGTACTAGCAATGATTGACTTACTGGCCACACATAAAGTTATTTCTTATAGTAATGTGGTTCAGTTTAAACAAAGAAAATTCAATAAGTTACGTACTTGGTCAGAGATCGATGTGGATTACATAGGATAAAACAAACGCCTGAGTGGTGAAATAGGTAGACACAAGAGACTTAAAATCTCTCGCCGCAAGGTGTACCGGTTCGATTCCGGTCTCAGGTACCATTTTTATATTAGGAAAATTATGTCTATTACATTAAAAAATCTTGAGAGCGCATTGGCTGGCGAATCCATGGCTCATATCAAGTATCGATATTTCGCTAAGATTGCTCGTGAAGAAGGGTTTGAAGATGTTGCCAAACACTTTGAACATACTGCAGATCAAGAAATTAAACACGCATGGGGTCATTTAGAATTGCTAATCGGTAAACCATCTACCAAAGAATGTTTACAGAAAGCAATTGACGGTGAAACTTATGAGTATACTGAAATGTATCCTGAATTCAAACGAGCTGCTGAGCATGAGGGCAATACAAAAGCAATGCTTGAGGCCAGCAATCAAATTCAAGAATCAAAAGAACACGCAGAACAATTTTTAGAAGTTCTTAAGAAAGCAGAAAAGCGTTTTGCTGCTCTTAAGAAAGTTGAAGAGCGTCATGCTAATGCGTATAAACAAGTATTGGAGAACCTATAATGGAACACGTATGCGTAGTTTGTGGTCATATCCACGATGATCAAACAGAAGGTAAATGGGAAGAACTTCCTGCAGATTTTTTATGCCCAGAATGCGGTGTGGGCAAAGACGAATACGAAGTAATTTAAAAAGTTGCGCTTGTAGCTCAGTTGGTTAGAGCAGGGGACTCATAATCCCTTGGTCGCGGGTTCGAGTCCCTCCGAGCGCACCATTAATAAAGGTTAATATGACATCTAGATACACATCTCAAGCAGCAGTCGAAATGATTGGCAATCGTTATGATTTGGTTCTCATTGCATCTATACGAGCAAGGGAATTGAAACGTGGATACAAGCCATTGATTGAAACAAATAATAAACCAATTGTTACCGCTTTGAATGAAATTGAACAGGGCAAAATTGGTATTGAATACCTTAAAAAGGTCAAAAAACCTCGTTAATAAGGTTGACAGATTGTAATAAATCTGTTATAATAATGTATATTCGGTAATGAATCAACCGCCATTATCGAGTATTTTCTAAAGCGGTTATTTTGTATAATGGAGATTAATATGCTTAAAGAGCGTGTTTTGAATATTCTTAAATCTGGTCGTCAATTCACACCTGCACAAATCGCAGGCTTGACCAACAGCAAAGAGGACAGCATCCGTCCTCGTATCAGCGAACTCCGTGCAGACGGTTACGCTGTTTACACTAACAGCACAAAGAATGGTAAAATTGCTTACCGTCTTGGCACTCCTTCACGCGCAATGGTAGCTTCTGCTTATGCATTGCACGGTAGCGACGCATTCTAATTTAAATTAGAACGAGCACTCCGACCAGTCTATTTTAGATAAAGTGTTTCCGCAAGGCGTACGCGGAATTTTATTAGGTTTATATTATGGCATTATATCTTGTTGAAACTATCACTACATTCAGACACTACTATACCATTGAATGCGAATCAGCAGAACACGCTGAGGACACAGTTGTAATGGAAGAAGCTGCTGAATTAGATCAAAAATGTCTAGGAGAAACTATTGTATCTACTAGACAAATTACTCAAGCTGATTATAACGGTCTCTTAAAAGAAAGCGTTAATAGTCACATGGGCGATAAAATGATCCATAAGGTTAATTATGACGTATAATTTTGAAGATCCGAAAGTTCGTAAAGAAGCTAAACGCCTGCATCAGATTAGGCGACTAGATGCAAGACCGTTGACACCCGAAGAGGATGCCATGGCAACGGCTTTTGGTAAATGGGATTACCAAAAGAAAAAGAAAGATCTTACACCTGAGCAAAAAGAAGCGATTCGCGTGAAAACTCGCGCGGCGAATAGAGCTAAAAAGGCTGCCCCTGACAAATTTGGTATTACTGAATTTGTTGCTCTAAAGAATCGTGTTGCTGCTCATGAAAAGAAAGGTCGTAAGATGGCGTTTAATCTTACTCCGCAATATATTCAGAGTAAGTTCAATGCCTGTGAAGGTAAATGTGCTATTACGAAAATTCCATTCCAGATGGAATTGGGGACTAAGGGAAATCGCAATCCTTTTCGTCCCAGTGTGGATCGTATTAACTCTAAAAAGGGTTATGTTAAAGGCAATATCCAGATCATCCTGGCAATTGTTAACACCATGAAAATGGACTACACCGATGAAATACTACATCCGGTAATTAAAGCATGGTATAGTAATATCTAAATTTAGTTTATTATAAATAATTAATCAAATATAGTTGGAGTAATAAATGAGAACTTTGCACGAGTCAATCGCAGGTATGTTGTTAAATAAAATTATTAATGAGAATCATAATGAAGTTATTAAGCATTTAAATTCTGCGGCAGGTCCAGATATTGGCGGTGAAACTCCTGCATTTACACATGGATCTGGGGAAAATAAAGAATCGCCTAGCGGTTCTCCTGCTCATTCATCTCCAGTAAAAGATCATTATTATCACCAAGGTCAATTTGCCTCAGGTGGCGCAGAAGATCAACATGAACATCATATTACAGTAAGTCACCATGCTGATAATACAGCAACTGTTCAACATTCTTCATATCGTCAAAAATGGTCTGATAGACAACAAGACTATAATGTTTCCGATAAACACCGGGAAAAGCATTTTAAAGATTTACCGTCTGCAATAGCGCACGTTAAAACTCTAAAAACGCCAGAATAACATCTAATAAAACAACAAACCGGCGGAGCAATTCGCCGGTTTTCCACGTGTTTCGTAAATTCTGTTATTATAAATAATATTAGTATAACTATATTCTAGGAAATAAAAATGCAAAAATTACACGAATCAATTGCAAGTATGTTGTTAGGAAAAAATCTTAACGAAAATCATGATGAAATTGTTAAAAAATTAAATACTGTTAGCGGAAAGAACCTACACGGAGAACAACCCCATTTTTTCCATGCCGTGGGCAACGATAAAGAACAACTGGATGCCCAAAAGTTAAAACATAAGTCTCCAGTAAAAGATCACTACTCCCATGAACACGAAAATATGAATTATTCGGCGACTGTTAGTCATCATAAAGATAATACAGCGACTGTTAGGACTGTTCATTATAAAAATGCCACCCTCGATGATGAGGGCGATGAGCATGTTCACGAAAAACACCTTAAAGATTTACCTTCCGCAATAGAGCACGTTAAAAAACTACATACTTCTAAGTAATATAATAAGATAAACCGGCGAATATCGCCGGTTTTCCACGTGTTTCGTAAATTCTGTTATTATAAATAATATTAGTATAATTCATTTAAATGGACGAAAAATGAAACAATTTAAGAACCTTAGAGAATCTCTTAACGATATCGTATTAGACCTATACGAAACTTCTGAAGATTTTGACATCGAAGAGCTCAACGAAGCAGTCAAAAAAGATAATCCCAAAGTCGAAGGCCAGGTTACAAATAATACCAGAGGTGTTTTACACGAACTCCTTACCGGCAAGGCATTAAATAACGACAAACATATGCCAGATTTTCATTTGGTTGACGAAAAAACTAAAAGAAAAGAAACACCTGAACAAGCACACGATAGATTAAAGGCGCAAATCCATCCAAAAGATTATGCAAAGATCAAAGCAGGAGCTGATAGCGCGGCAGCAGATATTCGCGCTAGTATCGCAAAAACACATCCTGGCCATATAATTACTAGTGTATCACATACATCCAAGAAAGGTGATACCCAAAAAGTAACAGGGGTTAAGGCAACACAAAAAGAAGATTCGTCAGACATTTATATAACTACCAAACATCCAAAAACGGGTAAAGTAGTATATCACGGTAGAAGCTTAAAAGTTAGTGAAAATTCAAGTAAAAATGTGCCTTCTTCTAGTCTAGGTAAACAATCTAGTGGTTCAATGGCCGACACGTTATTTAAAGCGCATCAAAAGAAAATCAAAGCGATGCACCCAGAATTAACAGATATTAAAAAAGAAGATCACCATGCGGATTTGCCTGCAGCTAGAAAAGAATGGGCCGAGAAAAATCCGGAAAAACACAAACAGATTAAAACAGAAAATTTAAAATTATTAAGAGCAGTAGCTTATCATCATTCAGTTGAACTACAACACAAATTAGATTCAGGTGACCATGAGCACGTAGTTAATCATATTCGAGATGTATTACACGCACACACTACTCCTGCAGAACAAGCGGGAGTAGGAACTTTTCGTAAACATACTACGTATAAAACTGCAAAAGGTACTCAGCATCATGAATCGCACCCGGGTCATGATTATGAGCATATTCTAAACGACCATAAAAATATTACAGTTAGAGCTAGCGGCACGGGTGTCCATTTCTATCACACTGATCCAAAAACAGGTGTTGAGAAGAAATTTGCTTCACAGACTCACAAATTTGATTCACAAAGCGATCCATTGAGCACATTAAAAAGCGCCGGAAAGGCAGCATAATGTTTTCATTCTCCGCTTATCTAAATGAATCTGCAAATGAAGACAAGTTAACCCATTTAGAGCACGCTGAAGATCATCCGATCAATGCTGGCGAAGAAGGATTTAAACACGCATTTAATACCCTTCAAGAAACACATCGTGCTCTACAAGGCAAAAAATCATCTGTATCTATATCGACAAAGTATGATGGGTCGCCTTCAGTTATATTTGGACACCATCCGGAATCAGGCCGATTCTTCGTTGCGTCTAAATCTGTATTCAATAAGAATCCAAAATTAAACTATACTGAATCTGACATACAACAGAATCATGGTCACGCGCCCGGCCTGGTTGCAAAGTTAACTGCTGCTCTACATCATTTACAAAAAGTAACTCCAAATCGTGGAGTATACCAGGGTGACATTATGCACTCAGGTGTCAAGAGCAAATCAAATCCTACCGGAGATGTAGAATCTTCTGCAGGTTCAGTTCATTTTAAGCCAAACACAATTACATATTCTGCTAAGAATGGTACACCTGAAGCTGCAAAAGCAAAAGCAGCAAAGATTGGTGTAGCTGTCCATACTGCATATCAAGGTAACAAGCTAGAAGATATGAAGGCACAATATAATGCAGATATATCAAATTTCAACAAACATTCCGATGTTCATATGATTGATACATCTTTTAGGCCATCTTCAGCACATTATGCACCTGATGCACAAAAGGCGTTTGAAGGTCATATGAAAAAAGCAGTTGAAGCTCATACTAAATTAAAAGATTATTCGCATATTGAAGGTGAAAATGAGAACCACAAAGAACATTTAAAGACTTATATTAATCAAACTGTTAGAAATAAATCTACTCCCTCGGTTGCAGGATATATAGCTCATGTATCAAATAAGTTACAAAAAGAAGTAGACAAAGTTAAAACAGACAAAGCAAAAGCTGCGAAAAGTGCAACATTAATTAAAGCAGTCGGACACATTGAATCGCATAAAGAAGAATTTAAAACTACTTTTGATATTCATAAGCACCTACAAAACGCAAAGAATGTTTTGGCACACACATTAGGTGGAGCAGAATACGCATTCCATCATAGTATCAAAGGCAAACCAGTTAAACCCGAAGGCCACGTTGCAGTTATAAACAATAGACCATCTAAGATTGTGGATAGAGCAGAGTTTAGTGCAGCAAATTTCGAAAGATCAGCATGAAAACATTTAAACAAGTAAGGGAAGAACTTCAATCTGTTGAAGAAGGCAAACGAGGATTATGGGATAACATCCACGCAAAACGTAAACGAATCAAAGCTGGGTCAGGTGAACGTATGCGTAAACCTGGAAGTAAAGGTGCACCTACTGCACAAGCACTTAAACAATCAGCCGAATCGGTAGAAGACATTTTTGACCTAATTGAAGATGTCATCGAAGACATTGCGAAAGAAAATAATGTTGATTCCGAAATAATTTGGGAAGAACTCGAATCGGTTACGGATGAAGAGCTATTAGAAGTTGCAGCTTGGCAACGCAAAGAGGGAAAGAATCCTGAAGGCGGATTAAACAAAGCTGGCATTGCTTCATATCGTAGAGAAAATCCCGGTTCAAAGTTACAAATGGCCGTAACTACTAAACCATCTAAATTAAAGCCCGGAAGTAAAGCAGCTAATAGAAGAAAATCTTTTTGTGCTCGTATGGGTGGAATGAAGAAGCGATTAACATCCGCTAAGACTGCTAGAGACCCTGATTCAAGAATTAACAAAGCCCTTAGAAAGTGGAACTGTTAATGTTTCTTATCACTGAGCCTCATAGCATATAATAACATCATGTCAATAGGCTGTCTATATATTTTGATTAACTTTAGATAAAAAGGAGGTAAGATGAGTTGGTTTAAACACAAGCCGAAAAAAAAACCACCCAAACCAAAACACCCTTATCCTGTACCACCAATACCAAATAATTACTCGTAGGATTTATAATGCAAATAGGAAACGGAATACAAATGGGCAACGGCCTTGTCTTAGGATCTTACCCTGTTGGTTATAGTGTTATTACCGACGGCTTGATACTATATTTAGATGCTGCAAGTTATTCTGGCAGCGGAACAGCTTGGAATGATTTAAGCGGACAATCAAATAATGGAACATTGGTAAATAGTCCTAGTTATACATCAGATCCAGGATATTTTACATTTAATTTAGTTAATAATAGGTATGTTTCAACGTCTGGTACTATATCATCTTTATCCGCAGCAACTTTTATTGTTTGGATAAATTCCAGTCAAACACAAGCTGATTATACTAGTATTTTAATGAGTAGAGATGGTATGGGGTCTGCCACAAATTCTGCTACCGGCATGAATTTTGCTCCTGGGGGAAATAACTCAATAGGATATCATTGGAATAATGATGAAGGGACATATAATTGGGATACCGGATTATCCGTACCTAATAACGCATGGGCCATGATGGCAATTCGTGTCACATCAACACAGGCAACTGCATATTTAGGAAAATCTAGCGGATTAACATCATCCGGTCAATTTCTTTCACATTCTACGGTTACAAATTTAAATTTCTTTATATCACAAGACACGGGAGGCGGTGGTACAAGAAACTTTAACGGTGCAATTTCACAGGTATTAATTTATAATAGAGCATTAACATTTACTGAAATAAACACAACTTTTAATACTACTAAGACCAGATATGGCTTATAAACCAAACATCCTTATTTTATAAATAATAAGTATCAACTATATTCTAATGGAAAACAATGGACTTTAAACAATTCATCACAGAATCGCAGGAAAAAACAAAAGTTTTTACCTACGGCCGGTTTCAACCAGTTTCAAAAGGTCATGAGCAGGTTATTAATAAAGTTCATGAAGTTGCTAAAGAACACAATGCTGATGCTCTTATTGTAGCATCCCATTCCGAAGGCACATCCAAAGATCCATTGCCAGTAAAGGCAAAAGTTGGATACTTAAAACACGTAGCACCAAAAGGTACTGAGGTAGTAGGTGCTTCTAAACAATCTCCAACTTTTCTGCATGCTGCAGCAAAAATACACGGCCAAGGTTATAAGCATTTGGTTATGGTTGCTGGGTCTGACCGTGTGGATGAATATCATAAATTATTACATAAGTATAACAATGTTGCTGGTGCACACGGCCACTACAATTTTAAATCAATTAAAGTAGTTTCAGCAGGACAAAGAGATCCCGACGCAGAAGGCGTAGAGGGAATGTCTGGAACTAAGATGCGTGCTCATGCCAGAGCAGGCGAAATGAAGAAATTCAAATCAGGTCTACCTAAAGCATTACATCCTCATGCAGAGGAAATTGCCAATCATATTAAAGCGGTTAAAGAGGATTTTGAGAATCCATTTCGTTTTGATTGGGGAACACCTGAAGGCACAGAATACATGCACAAGATGACTCCTGGGATGGAAGCAGTATGCCAAAAAGGATCTGTCTGGAGCAAAGCACAGGGTAAATGTGTACCAATTAGAGAAGCATATCATGCACAAGAGATTTTTAATCTTGGTGATATTGTAGAATCAAAAAGCGGCGAAGTGGGAAAAATCGTATACAAAGGTTCATCATACGTTACAATACAATTAGAATCAGGTAATACGACAAAACATTGGATAAACGATATTAAAGATAGCGATAAAATACTAAACTTTAAAGATTTTTCCCCTTCAATTTCTGTTGAAGAAACAAATAGACTTAGAAAACTTCCTGCATTGTTAATGTCCAAAGCACAACTAGCAGAACTAACAAGTCATAATTTAGAAATTGAATTTGATGGTTACAAAACAACTAACCTGCATATGTGTCCAAGTGCATCTATACAGTTAGAAGAAGTAATTGCTAATACTAAATTAAATCCAAAGTATGTTTTACAGGCAGTTAAAGCAACTGACGCATATCTTGGAGTAGAAAAACAAGCAAAAGCTAATAATTTTGCAACCAACAAAATGGCACATGATTTTAATATGTACGTTGCAATTGCACACGATACATTGAATATGCTAGGATATCCTGATAATAAATTAGAATACATTAAAACACATCAACAGGAAATGAGCAAATTATCCATGCACAAGGATGGCACATTTGCAAATGAAATTGGAACGACTATTCCTACATTTGGTGCAAGCGATGTGGCTGAAGGAATTAATGCATCAGACTTTAAGATGGTGGCAAGAATAGGCCCGGATGGCAAACCTATGTTTGTTAAAGAACGTAATAAACGAATCATAACGGATAAAAAAATGGAAGACTCAAACAATAACAATGTTGCTGACGACAACGAAGATCAATTGCCATCTACAAAGAAGGCTTTATCGTCATTCAGAAAATCAATGAATGTACAAGAGACATACACACCTGATCCTCCTACAGTACACAGAGATGTAAATGCTTCACCTAATAAAGAAGTATTCCATGGTATTGATATACCAATTGCAGATCAAGGATACGAAGGCAAACCACTTGGTCTAGCTTCATTTAAATCTTTCTTGGCCAATCCAGAAACACAAAAAATTGAAGCACAAAAAGGTGCAGCAATGCAAGATGTACATAGAGATAAAGCGCAATTAGCTACTCATAGTTCATCTTATAAATCTATGGTTAAAGCTAACGCGCAGGACGTATAAAATGAATGAGGAATTAGTTGATGCGATGAATAAAGTATTGGGGGATACGTTTCTCACATACTTTAAAGCACAATCGGGACATTGGAATGTGGAAACAAGAAGTTTTTATGCAGACCATACTTTTTTAGAATCAATCTATAGTGAAATATATGAGTCAATTGATTCTACTGCTGAGTGGCTTAGAAAAATTGGCGCATATGCCCCGACATCATTAGCTAGTTTAATTACATACGCAAGTGTTACAGAAGAAACAAATGTGGTTTCATCTATGGGTATATTTACAAGTTTGGAGAGCTCTAACAATACTGTATTAGTATCGTTGATGCGTGCATATAAATTATCGGAAGCTGCTGGTGAATTAGGATTATCTAATTACTTACAAGATAGAATTGCAGCACATCAGAAACATGCTTGGATGTTAAAGTCTACACTAAAATGATTAATTTTTTAGAATTTTTAAACGAAGAAATCAGCGAGAACGATCTCGATGAAATGGCTAACCATTTAACATGGGAAGACATTGAAGACTTATACTCTCCTGAAGAATTCGTGTTAGAAGATATTCAAGTATTAGATGAAAAGATTTCAGCGACAAGTCGTTTAAAGAAATCACAAAAATTAAAATCTAGAAAAACTGCTATCGGTACTGCTCGCAAAATGAGATTAAGAAGAACATCTACAATAGATGTACTACATAAAAGAGCAACTGCGGCCGCAAGAAGACTTCTACAAAAAAGAATCTTACGTGGCAGAGGCAAGAAACAATTATCTGCACAACAAAAAGATCATGTGGAACAACAGATTAAAAATATGATGGCAATTCAAGGCAATCTTGCAGTAAAGTTAATGCCAAAGATAAGAGCTTTGGAAAGATCTAGATTATCGACAAAACGTAAGTAAACTGGTTTGGTTTACTTAATAAATAATAAATAGAATTCATTTTAAAGGAATCAAAAATGACAAGAATCACAAATAGTTTGTTTGAATCAATCAGACAAATCACAGAAGCTAAAGTTGAAGGCAAAGCTGAAGACGCAGGTAAAGTTGACGGTGCACATTTTTGTGCTACACACGTTGAACATAATTTATATGGCGAAGGCGAGTGCATTTCAGAGCAACATGCTAAACCAAATGAAGATGGCACTATTGACTGGTACAATGTTAAATTTGCTGACGGCCAAGTTCGCAAAATTCAAACAGAGGCAGTTAAAGTTAAAAGCAGCGTGAGGCACGAACATGCTACACCCGAAGGCGATACAATTGAAGAAAAACAATTGCATCCTAATCAACAAGTATTAGATGTGGTTGATGATGAAAAGATTGATGGAAAAGATTTTGCAAAGCTTCGTGCTGGCAAAAAAGCAAAAACAGTTAAAGAGGAAGAAGAAATTGAAGAAGGCATGCCCGATGAAGTAGGTCATGCTGGTAAAGTAACAATGAATCAGATTGCAAGGAGCAGTGCTTCTCCTACAGTTAAAAAAGCAATTAGAAAAGTTGCACCCGATATTAAATCTTACGGTGACAGAGCAGATGCTCTAATAGCCGCAGGAATCAAAGATGATCGTGGTCCTCGCGGCACAATCAACGCCTCTTTTGAAGAAGGTGTTACAGAGACTATTGTCAAGCATAACGACTTTACAATTGAGATTACTGATAATCCAACATTCGGTGACTTCCTAAGAGCTGTTCAATCTATTGTTAGAACAGATGAAGAATCAATGCAAAAAGAAATCGTTGCAATTGCAGAACAAGCATTTGCAGAGAATTATGAAGAAGTTATTATTGAAGCATTCACTAGAATGGAACTTGAAGATAAAATTGCTGCACACCGCAAGGCGGGCAACACAGTATCGAATGATAAATTTAGTACTAAAAACGGACAACCTTATGCTGAGTATGTTGTGACTGATCAAGAAGGTGGACGTAAAAAATATATTCACCATGGAACGGCGCGCCGCGTGGAATCCATGCCAAGCGTAGCCGTAAAAAAATAAAGAGTAATAAGCACACCAGTGCTTAATTATAAATAATAAAAACAGGGAGACTAAAATGTCAGCATGGGGAAACAGAGATAGAATTGAAGTTAGCGCAACAGCTCGCGCTAATTTAGGTAGCACAACAGTTGTTACAAGCGCACCAGTAGTTACTGCGGCTAATGGCTTTTATGCAGGGTATTCATTGGTGATTGCCAATGAAGATTATGCAATTCAAACTATTACTAACAGCACTACAATTGTTCTTGATACAGCATACCGCGGTGCCAATGTTGCAACTGCTAATATTGCTATTCAAGAAGATCCAAAATGGATTCCTACTGGTAACGCTGCAATTGGGCACCGTGCCAATAACCTTAATAAAGCCAACGTATACGGTGTTGATCGTATTGAAGCAAATGTTCCGGGCAATAAAGCTAACGGTATAGTAGGACCAGGTTGGTTATCGTATACAACATATACGACAACACAAGGTGCAACAAGAAAGAAAGCAGAATTGCTAGTAGCAATGTCAAAGAACTTTAATGCTAATGCCACAGGTACATTATTTGGCGATGCCAACGACGGTTCTATATTGAAAGAATCTTAAAACACAATTTGGTTATGATGTAATTCAATTAATAACCTTTTGGTGTTTTAATGGCAGATTTAAAGATATCGGAATTAGCCAGTGCTAATGTAGTTAATAAGGATGATTTATTTTATCTTATACAGGATAATGATAGCTATAATGTAAAAGCAAGTACATTATTTTCGTCAATCACCGATCCTACATTAGCCGGCAACATTCTTCTCGGCGGGACAGTTCAAACATTAAATGCTGCTGGTACGGTAAGTATTACCACAACTAGAACAGATTTATATGGTGGCCGTTCTGCGGATGCAAATGCTATTTCGAATGGATCAATATTACCTTCTACAATATTCTTATATACGGAAGATGTTTCTGCCACGGGTAGAGGATTTACATTTGCTAATGGTACTCCTACTACACAGACATTATACGTTAGATATAAAAATGATAAGATTCACTTATCTCAAGCAGATAGTACAGTTTTCACGTATCCTCCTGAAGATTGGGTTGGCCCTACCGGATTAAGACCATTCCCAACAGGGTTACAGTTTGTAAAAGGTTCGCAATACATATTTAATGTAAGTGATCCATCAAATACCGGTAATGTTTTAGCATTGTCATCATCTATAGATGGAACTAATACATTAGGTACTCGTTATACTGCAAATGTTGTATATAATGGTACTCCTGGAACTGCAGGTGCAAATGTTGTATTTACTGTTGCAAATGTAGATATTGATCCTGGCGGTAAATTCTATTTAGATTTACCACAAGGCGCTGATGGCCAATTAAAGATTATTAACCTAGTAACTACCCTAGGTGGACAATTTGTATTAGCAAGTAATATTCAAAATAATCTTGCTATTGAATTAAAGAGATCTGGTGATTCAGCATTCTTGATGTATTCAAGTAATGGATGGATTTTAGTTGGTTCAAATCCTGGACTAACAACCACATTCTCTGGCACGTCTGATGATATTTCAGAAGGCAGCAAGTTATATTTTACCAATGCAAGAGCAAGAGCAGCAATTACCGCAATTGATAATACAATAACATATTATAAAGCAAATGGCGGCATTGCTGCAAATATTCAAGCAATAACAGAAAATATTGTTGCAGTAGCATTCTCAGGTAACACAAATATAATAAATGAAGGTTCAGAGAATCTTTATTACACAAATAATAGGGTGTTATCCAATGTATCACAGATGAGTATTAATGTACTCGCAGATGTTGATACTACAGGTATTACTTCAAACGGCACATTAATTTGGAATGGTACATCATTTGTTGCAGGTATTGCAAACGAAGCATATTCTGCGGTCGTATCTAATGTATCACAAACTTCTAATATTGCTAATGTTGTATTAACTATTGATACGTTTTCAACAAGTAATTTAAGAGAAGGTTCAAATCTTTATTATACTAATGCTAGAGTTTATGCAAACGTAATACCTTTATTAGATTTAAAGGCAAATGTTGTTGACTTAACAACTGCTAATGTTGCAGAGTTAAATAATTTATACTATACAAATGCTAGAGTTATTTCAGCATTAGTTGGTCAAGATATTGTAACTAATAATGTAATAATTCAAGGCGATTTAACTGTTGAAGGTAATGTAGTTACTTTTAATACTGCCACATTAACCGTTGAAGATAAAAATATTGTATTGGCAAACGGTGCCATAAATTCTTCAGCAGCGGACGGCTCTGGTTTTAATATTGATGGCGCCCAAGCTAATTTAAAATATCGTAGTACAGGCGATAAATTTGAATTCAATAAGTCGTTAGATGTTCAAGGCACGTTAACAGCCAATGGTTGGGCAAATTTATATGCAGCAAATGTTATTGGTTTAACAACTGCCAATGTTGCAGAATTAACAAATTTATACTACACGAATGCTAGAGTTTATTCTAATGTAACCCCATTATTGGATTTAAAGGCAAATGTTGTTGACTTAACAACTGCCAATGTTGCAGAATTAACAAATTTATACTACACGAATGCTAGAGTTTATGCAAATGTAACGGAAAGATTGCAATATTTAGATACGAATATTATTCCTTTAATTAGTAGTGTTTATGATTTAGGTTCAGACGCATACAGATTTAGAGACTTGTGGTTGTCTGGTGCAACAATTCGATTGGGTAATACGTTATTATCTGAAACTGCAGGCGGCGGACTTTCGGTTAAAAGTGCTTCTGGCAATGTCAACATTGTTAGTGATATAATTTCTTCAAATACGTGGCTAGGAATTTATACCGCAAATGTATTAGAAACTGAAGGAAATTTATACTACACGAATGCTAGAGTTTATGCAAATGTAATACCTTTATTAGATTTAAAGGCAAATGTTGTTGACTTAACAACATCTAATATTGCAGAGTTAACAAATTTATACTACACGAATGATAGAGTTTATTCGAATGTAATCCCATTATTAGATTTAAAGGCAAATGTTGTTGACTTAACAACTGCTAATGTTGCAGAGGGAACCAATTTATATTTTACAAATGCTCGAGTGCTATCTAATGTATCGCAGATGAGCATCAATGTTCTTGCTGACGTAGATGTAACTGGCATTACGGCAAACGGAACATTAATTTGGAATGGAACATCATTTGTTGCAGGCATCGCAAATGAGGCATATTCTGCAGTTACATCAAATGTGTCACAGACATCCAACATTGCTAATGTAGTATTAACAATTGACACATTTACAACAAGTAATTTAAGAGAAGGTTCAAATCTTTATTTTACAAATACTCGTGTAATAGATGCATTAACAACTGCTAATGTAACTACCGGCAATTTAGTTGTTAGCGGAACATTAACTGCTCGTTCGAATGTTGGATTAACACTTGGAACAGCAACACAGGGCAATTTAATAAGTAATGCGATTACTATGACAGTAGATACAACAGTAACAAACGGAATAGCTCAATTGAATGAAATTTTGGGCAAATTAGTTCCAGCTGCGCCAATAGCATTCCCAGGAAATGGTTATATTGCTATTAATTCTGTTTCTACTTTTAGAATGGCAAATTTTGCACAAACAGACAACACACCAAGTAGTAGAAATGTAGGTGGCGCAAATATTGTTTCTTTAGTACGTAGGGCAAGTTCTTATACTACTACCACAATGAATGATATGGGTCCTGGGAATACAGGAACAGTCACATTATATAAAAACGGAAGTGCAACTGGTGCAAGAACACTTGTAACTGGTTCGGATAATGGAACATACGGTGATTTAGTTATAAGCGATAATGTAGATTATGCCACAAAAACGGGTGCTGCTGGTGGTTTCTGGGAAAGCTTTGATACTAACGCATCAGGCACAGTATCTGCAGGTTGGAATGAAGTTTATATTAATCACAGTCAAGGCGGTTCTAGTAATATAGCATATTGGTACTATGATTCAAGTAGCCCAGGCGCAGTTGTATTTTCTGTTCCTGTAATATATCCAACTTCAAACGTATATTCTAATTCAAGTACGATACCACATTATACTAGTGCTACAGTATTTACAATGACTGCTAATGTTAAAAACCTTAGTGGTGATATGTTCCCAACAAGTAACACATTTATTACAGGATCGTCAGCCACAGGATTTGGAACACCTAGTAGTTTAAATTATGAAAGTGCCGGTGTAACAGGTGTACCTTTACCGTTAACAAGAAACTTATATGTTTCAAGTGGCAATGCTCAAATTTCTACAACAGTAAATATTGCATCCGGATTTGGCACAACCACAGTTGGTCCTAGTTTAACAGGACAAAATAGTTATATTTCAGGAACAGGTTCATTCTCATTAGGTGCAACTGTTCTTTATAAAACAGCCACAATTTCTTCCGAATCAACAATGGAAGAAAGTAATATTTGGGTTCAGGGTAATGTTGGTTCGGGCGCAGGATACGGTGCAAGAATTATTAACCCAGGATCAACTGATACGCCAGTGCAATCTGCAAGCGCATTATTGTTTAATAGTAATACAAGTACCTTATTATCATATGATGCAACTATTGTAGGTGCTACATTAAAACACGATCAAACAAATTATTCTGTAGGATATTTACCAGTTGGTCCTAATTTAAGTTCTGGTAGAGGCGGTGCTCAATATTATACGTTTAAGTTTAGTCGAGCATCTGTTGGTAAATTTAATATTAAATTCACAGGTCAATTAGCAGGTCTATGGGTAGCATTACCGGGCAGTGCAATAGATACAACAGCCGCAGCGACAAATGGTTGGGTAGATATGAGTGTTGCTTATCCAGGATCGGGTGTGCCGTCATATGGATGCGCATTAGGTGGAACCGTAACATTAAATACAGCCGGGACCCAAAGTAAGACATGTACTTTTGGTTCAGCAAACAGCTCAGATTCGGGCGCGTCAGGTGAGATATATATTAGGATAAGACTCAATGCAGGACAAACTATAACTGCTTTAGCAATACTCGGAGCAAGTAATTAAATGGCAATTTCAGATTCACAAAAGGTTGACCTACTATATAAGAAACTCTTTGGTGTTGCCAAGACTGACTTGCCTGGTAATAAGGGTCTTGCAAATGAGGCCACTGCTAGCCCAGCATTAAATCGTGGCGATAAAGTTTGGACACAAGCTGGAGATATCCCAACCACTCCTGCAGCTGTACCGGGAATTATTCAAGCATACTTAACTACAAGCAGAATTGAATGTACGGCTGATGCAACATCTACTCTTGTAAGTGGCGTATATCCTAGTTGGAAAACAAACTTAACAGATTGGATCACACCTGAATTTGGTGCAGACTATTTTGTAAAAGTATATGCAGATACTGCAGGTGCATCCGACCCAACATCTACCGGCACACAATTATCGGATGCAGGTATCGGGGGCGTAGGCGAATGGTTCTTTGATTACCAATCTGGCGTATTAAATTTTATTGGCGGATCAATTCCCGCATATTTAGTATCAAATCCTACTAAAAAGTTATTTGTTGTAGGTTACAGATACATTGGTTTAAAAGGTGCTTCTTATTTAGCAAATGCAACAGTTACTGGCAATATTAATGCCGGTAATGTAATTGTTACTGGAACAATAGTTGCAAGTGCATTAGTTATTCCTGGATTAGATTTAGGATCTTTAGTATCAAGTAATGTTTCTACTAATACAGCAACTGCTGTAAATGTTATTTCTGAAAACATTAGTGCAAATTCTTGGTTTGGTCTTTATACAGCAAACGTAATTGAAACTGCTGGCAATTTATATTATACAAATGCTCGTGTTTATGCAAATGTGATAGGATTACTAAATGATAAAGCAAACGTTGTTGATTTAACAACTGCTAATGTTTTAGAATCTGTAAGTAATTTATATTATACTGTAACGAGAGCAAATGCGGCAATTGATGATCGTGTAACGAAAACGTTCATTGATAATTTGGGTATCGATTCAACTAATGCGCAAACATCAGATGTTGCACAATCTGCAAACATTGCCAATGTTGTATTATCAATTGATAATTTTACAACAAGTAATTTAAGAGAAGGCGCAAATCTTTACTTTACAAATGCAAGAACAATTGGTGCAGTAACCGGTCAAGATTTAAATTTATCTAATGTAACTGTTTACAATTTAACTGCGGCAAACGCTTTATATGCAAACTCATTAGTAATCCAAGGCTTAGGTGTAACCGATACAATTCTTGCTTCAAATATTACATCAAATGTTACATCTACTATAGAATTCGCATCAAGTAATATATTTACAAATAGTATTGCTGCAAATATTTGGAATAATTTATACAGTGCAAATGTAATAGAATCCGATAATGCATTATTCTATACCAATGCTAGAGTTTATTCTAATGTTGCTCCGTTACTTGCGTATAAAGCAAACATAACAGATTTAACAACTGCTAATGTTATTGAATTAACAAACCTTTATTACACTAACGCTAGAGTATATTCAAACGTAATTGGTTTATTAGATGCCAAGGCCAATGTTGTAGATTTAACAACATCTAATGTTGTTGAAGGTAATAATTTATATTACACAAATGCAAGAGTAAGATCTACTCTTTCTGGCGGAACAGGTGTTTCGTATAACACTACGACAGGTCAAATTTCAATTGGTCAGAATGTTGATGCTCATGCAAATGTAACATTTAATGAAATGACCATTACTGGGAACTTAAATGTTTTCGGAAATGTTGTAGGATTTTACGCTAATAATTTAGTTGTAAATGACCCATTAATTCAATTGGGGTTTGGTAATCCTTCAGACGGAATTGATCTTGGTTTTATCGGACATTATAACGATGCTGGAACTGAAAGACATGCGGGTCTATTTAGAGACGCTTCAGAAAATAATTTTAAATTCTTTGATAATTATTCGGTAGAACCTGGATCAGTAATAGATACTGCAAATACTTCATTCCGTTTATCAAATGTTGTTGCATCTACATTCATTGGTAATGTGGTTGGCAATGTAAATGGTTTTGTAAGTTCTATTAGTAATTTTTCTACTAGCAACTTAGCAGAAGGTAATAATTTATACTATACTAATACTCGAGTTTATGCAAATGTAATTGGTTTATTAGATTTAAAGGCAAATGTTGTAGATTTAACAACTGCTAATGTCGCAGAATTAAATAACTTATATTATACTAATACTCGAGTTTATGCTAACGTAATACCTCTATTAAACTTAAAATCAAATATATCTGATTTAACAACTGCTAATGTCGCAGAATTAAATAACTTATATTATACTAACACACGTGTTTACGCCAATGTTATTGGGTTATTAAACACCAAAGCCAACGTAGTTGATTTAACAACTGCTAATATTGCAGAAGTAGATAACTTATATTATACTAACGCAAGAGTTAATGCACTTGTTCAGCCTTCAGTTGCAGAATTAAGAGCACTTGTATCAAGATTTAATTCTAATGTATTGTATGTTGCTCAAAATGGTAATGATGCAAATGACGGTACTACAATGGGTAACGCATTCGCAAACATACACGTTGCTTTAGCTGCAGCAACACAATGGACAACTGTATTCTTGAAGAGTGGCGATTACAGATTATATAATCAACCTGTAACGATACCAACCCGTGTCGCATTAATAGGTGATAACTTAAGAACAACAACTATTAGACCAAGTCAACCAAGTGTTGATATGTTCTATGTTAACAATGCCTGTTATGTAACAGGTATTACATTCAGAGATCACGTATCGCCATCAGCAGTATTCTCATATAATCCCGACGGATCCGCAGGAACTATTGTAACTAGTCCGTATATTCAGAATAGTTCATCAATTACAACTACCGGAACAGGTATGAGAATTGATGGAAGATATGTTTCCGGATTACGCTCTATGGTGTGTGATGCATATACACAAACCAATGAAGGCGGTATTGGTATCCATATGTTAAATAGAGGATACTCACAATTGGTATCTGTATTTACAATTTGCTGCCATATTGCTATTAAGTGCGAAACAGGTGGATTCTGTTCTATTACAAACTCTAACGCATCATTTGGAACATATGGTTTATGGGCAGATGGTGTAAGTGAACCTTTATATTACGGAAAAGTACAAACAGGTACAACTGAAGCAACTAATCAAATAACATTAAGTAACTTAAGTATTAGACCAAATTATGGCGATTCTGTGTTGTTTGCAAATTATGATCAAGCTAAATGTGCAAGAGATACAGGATTAATTGTAGATTCATTAGCAATAGATTTGGCATACAATAGCAATACCCAATCTACGTTTGCCGGGTTACAATATTGGGCTCAACCTACTTCTGCAATTCCAAATCAATCTGTTGAAACAATTAATGCAATTAATGTTGCGGCACAAATTGCTATTGCGTTTGCTCAAGGAAATACCGTTAGTCAAGTATATCAGTCTAATGTTGGACCTACAAACGGAACAGGCGGAACGGCTGTGGAATCAACCATTGTATTAAATAATTTTAATACAATTACTAATATAATACAAAATGGAACTGTAGGTGTAACAGATACAATTATACCTAATCAATATCCTGCAAATACTAATGTGAATGTATCAAATGCAGCAAACAATATTATAGACAATAAAACTTTTATTGCTGCAGAAGTTATAGGATATATTGATTCTACATATCCTGGATTCTGGGCAAACACAACATTCCTTGATTCTGCAAATGCGCAGGCAAAATGCTCTCGCGATGTTGGATATATTTTAGAAAGTGTTACATTTGATTTGAGACATGGAGGCAATAGACAATCTGTTACCTCTGGCACTTATTATTATCAATATGATGCAAATATTACACAAATTAACAATCAGGTAGTACAAACAGGTGCAGCATATTACTTTATAGGTAATTTAGTTGATAACATTATAAGAGGAAATGTTATTGCTAATGTATATCAAACCGGAGTAATACAAAATACAACTGCTGCGGCATATGCAACAAGTACAGAAGCAAACTTATTATTAGATGATGTTAGATTAATTGCAAATATTGTTACCTTTGGACCCAATGTTGCGTATGAAAAACAGCCAATCACATTTACTCCTAGTACCGAGCCGAATGTTATAAATGCTACAAAATTAGTTATAGCTAATAAAGATTTTATTAAAGCTGAAGTATTAGAATTTGTAAATCAAAATTGGGCAAATATTAGCAATGGATCAGCCACATTCTATACAGTATTAGCTTCAACAGAATTAGTTGCAAATACAAGTACAATAACATTATTGACGTTGGTTGATGATAATATATTGGCAAATTCAAGAGCTTCTTTCCATCAAGCAAGTTATATTTCATCCAGCGGTCATACGTTTGAATATGTGGGATCGGGCACTACTATTGCAACTGCATTACCGTCTTTAGGTGGTGTACCTATACAGGCAAATGAGGTAATTGAATTGCGCGGCGGCCAAGTTTATTTCACAAGTACCGACCAATTAGGCGACTTTAGAATCGGAAAAGGTTTGGTTATAAATAGAGTTGACGGCACAATTACAGGTAGAACATTCAACAAAGCATTGTTCGCAGTTATGACTCCATATATGCTAGCACTCGAGGGATAATAAATGGCAACAGCACTAAACGTATTTAAAACAGTAACATCAAATCTTATAACATCCGCTAATGTGATTTATACTGCTCCCGCTCTAAGAACAACTATTATATTATCGTTGCAGGTAACGAACATATCAGGATCAACTGCTAATACCACAATATATCATAGTACTGCTGGAAATCAGTATGTTGAGTTATGTAATAATTTTGAAATTCCAGTAAACGATTCCGCTTCTATTCTTGGCGGCAAATTAGTGTTAGAAACAGGACAAAAACTTGTGGCAAAAGCGGGCGCAAACACCGCATTACGATTGGTTATGAGCTTATTAGAAACTGCAAATGACTAAACTAATATCGGGTAGAGTAAAAAAGATACCTAGCGCTAATGTAGGCGCTAGTCGTTATGATTTTTTAAAATTATCTGAAGCAGAACCAGATTTAGGGTTACCTGCGGCTAATGGGTATGTTTTATCCGGGAATGTTGACGGCACCAGACGATGGATATTGCTTTCAACAGAGGCAACATTAGCAAATGTAGCAAATACTGTTTTATCAATTAACAATTTTACAACTGCTAATTTAGCAGAAGATGTTAATCTTTACTATACTAATGCAAGAGTTTACGCAAACGTAATTGGATTATTAAACGGTAAAGCAAATGTGGTTGATCTAACAACTGCAAATGTTGCGGAATTAACTAATTTATATTATACTAATGCTCGTGTCGATGCATATATAAGCCCAACATTAACAACCGCTAATGTAGTAGAATCTACAAGTAATTTATATTATACTGTAACAAGAGCTAATGCAGCAATTGATGATAGAGTAACCAAATCATTCATTGATAACTTAGGTGTAAGTAGTAGTTCTGCAGTATTTGCGGAAAATGCAAATGTAGCTAATACCGTTTTATCAATTAACAATTTCACAACTGCTAATTTAGCAGAAGATACTAATTTATATTACACAAATGCTCGCGTATATGCAAATATAATTAGTTTATTGAACGCTAAGGCAGATGTTGTTGATTTGACAACATCAAATGTTGTTGAAGGTAATAATTTATATTATACTAATACTCGCGTTTACGCTAATGTTATAGGATTATTAAACGCCAAAGCCAATGTTGTTGATTTGACAACATCAAATGTTGTTGAAGGTAATAATTTATATTATAGTAATACTCGCGCTAATGCGGCAATTGATGCGCGTGTAACTACAGAATTTATTGATAACTTAAACGTTTATGCTGCAAACGCATTCCACGCTGACTTTGCACAAGCAGCATTATATGTTATAAGCTTTGATACTCATACAACAGATAATTTAAACGAAGGAACATCAAATTTATATTATACCAATGCAAGAGTTGACGCATATGTAACCCCAAAATTAACAACTGCTAATGTTAGAGAGCTTGGTAGTAATTTATATTACTCAAATGCAAGAGTCCTTGCCGGATTAGTAAATTCAAATTTAGTTGTTAATGATGCTACTGTACGAGGTAATTTATATGTAGAGGGAGATGTAGTTACTTTAAATACTGCAACACTTGCAATCGAAGATAAAAACATAGTTCTTGCAAATGGCGCAGTAAATGCGGCCGCTGCCGATGGTGCTGGTTTTAATATTGCTGGGGCGCAAGCTAATTTAAAATACCGTTTAAACGGCGATAAATTTGAATTCAACAAATCTTTAGATGTTTTAGGTACAATAACTGCTTATGGATGGGAAGGTATCTACGCATCAAATGTTATTGGATTGACAACTGCTAATGTTACAGAATTAAACAACTTATATTATACTAACGCTCGTGTTTATGCAAACGTAATACCTTTATTAGATTTAAAGGCAAATGTTGTTGACTTAACAACATCTAATATTGCAGAGTTAACAAATCTTTATTACACCAATTCCCGTGTATATGCAAATGTTATTGGATTATTAAACGCCAAAGCTAACGTAGTTGACTTGACGACAAGTAATGTTGTCGAGGACATTAATTTATATTACACAAATGTGCGTGTTTACGCAAACGTAATTGGATTATTAAACGACAAAGCAAATGTAGTTGACCTGACGACAAGTAATGTTGTCGAGGACATTAATTTATATTACACAAATGCGCGTGTTTATGCAAATGTTATTGGATTATTAAACGCCAAAGCTAACGTAGTTGACTTGACGACAAGTAATGTTGTTGAAGGTAGTAGTTTATATTATACTAATGCAAGAGTTTACTCAAATGTTATTGGATTATTAAACGCCAAAGCTAACGTAGTTGACTTGACGACAAGTAATGTTGTCGAGGGTAATAATTCATATTATACAAATGCTCGTGTTCAAAATTATTTAGAACATGTCGACGGCAATATTCTGCCAATCTCATCGGGTCCATACGATATTGGTTCAGAAACTTATGCATGGCGCGATTTATGGCTGCAAGGCACATCTGTTAGATTTGTAAATTCTGGCTCTATGAGCGCCGTTGCAAACACATTTAGAATGGTTGATGCTAGCGGTAATGTAATATTTACTGCAAATTCTACAAATATTCCAATTACATCGTTTGATGGAAAATTGTCCGCCGCATTATTAACAACTGTTCCTAACTATTCCACATCTAATATTTCAGAAGGTAGTAATCTTTACTATACTAATGCAAGAGTTTACGCAAACGTAATTGGATTATTAAACGCCAAAGCTAATGTTATTGACCTAACAACATCAAATGTTGCGGAATTAAATAATTTATACTACACGAATGCTCGTGTATACGCCAATATTATTGGTTTATTAAATGTTAAGGCAAATGTATTAGATTTGACAACATCAAATGTTGTTGAAGGTAATAATTTATATTATACCAATGCAAGAGTTAATTCTCAAGTACAATCTAATTTAGCATTAAAAGCAAATGTTGCGGATTTAAACACCAGCAACGTTATTGAAGGTGATAATTTATATTACACTAATGCTAGAGTTTATGCAAATGTAATACCTTTATTAGATTTAAAGGCAAATGTTGTTGACTTAACAACTGCTAATGTTATTGAATTAACAAATCTTTATTATACTAATGCAAGAGTTTACTCAAATGTTATTGGATTATTAAACGCCAAAGCTAACGTAGTTGACTTGACGACAAGTAATGTTGTCGAGGGTAATAATTTATATTATACTAATACAAGAGTATCTTCTAATATAATAGGATTGTTGCCGTCATTAGCAGGCCTGAATATTTCTATTGAAGCAAACGGCCAAATTTCTGCAATATTATCTACAGCAGCAATTGGTGAAATATACACAAGTAATGTAATAGAAAACGGCGATACTACTACCGGTAACGTATATTTTTCAAATGCAAGAGCTAGAGCAGTAATAAGTGCAGGCGATGATTCTATTATTTACGACCCAGTTACAGGAACTATCAAAGCAACAAATGTAATAACTGCTAATGTTGAATCAACTGTTTCGAACTTAACAACAGCAAATATAGTTGAATCAGCTAGCAGTTTGTATTTTTCAAATGCAAGAGCTAGAGCAGCAATTTCTGCAGGTACCGGCGTAACATATGACAAAAATACCGGTGTTATTGCAATCGGTCAAAATGTAAATACTACCGCAAATGTAACATTCGGCACGGTAAATATTACTGGCAATTTGAATGTTTTAGGAAACACTGTAGGTTTTTATGCCAATAATTTAATTATAACTGATCCATTAATTCAATTGGGGTTTGGTAATCCTTCAGATTCAATTGATCTTGGATTCATTAGTCATTATAATGATTCGGGCACTGAAAGACACGCTGGGTTATTTAGAGACGCAACTGATAAGAAATTTAAGTTCTTTGATAATTATTCGGTAGAACCTGGTGACACAACTCTTGACACCGCACACCCAACATTCCGTCTAGCAAATGTGGTTGCTACAACATTCGAAGGTAACGTTGTAGGAAATGTGGCTGGATTTGTAAGTTCCATTAGAAACTTCACTACTTCTAATTTAGCAGAAGGCGCTAATTTATATTACACTAATGCTAGAGTATATTCAAATGTAATAAGTGTACTTAATAGCTACGCAACTGTTGCGAATTTAAATTTAAAAGCAAATGTTGTTGACTTAACAACTGCTAATGTTGTTGAATTAACAAATCTTTATTATACAAATGCAAGAGTTTACTCAAATGTTATTGATCTTTTAAATGCCAAGGCCAATGTAGTTGATTTAACAACAAGTAACGTTGTTGAAGGTAGTAGTTTATATTACACAAATGCTCGTGTATATGCTAATGTTAGTCCATTACTAGATAATTATCAGACTCTTGCAAATGCGGCATTAAAAGCTAATATATCAGATCTAACAACAAGTAATGTTGTCGAGGACATTAATTTATATTACACAAATGCGCGTGTTTACGCAAACGTAATTGGATTATTAAACGATAAGGTTAACCCGGCAGATTTAACAACAGCAAATGTTAGAGAATTAGCAGGTAACTTATATTATACAAATGCAAGAGTATACTCAAACGTAATATCTCTATTAAACGCAAAGGCTAATGTTGCTGATCTAAATACAAGCAATATAATTGAAGGAACTAATTTATATTATACAAATGCTCGTGTATATGCTAATGTTATTTCCTTATTACCAAATTATACCGGTAACATTACTGCAGGCAATGCCACAATTGGTGGAACATCTGGTGGATTTATTACTGGTGCCAATTTAATATCTACAAATATTATTTCAGCAATAACTTGGATAGGTTTGTATGCTGCAAATGTTGCAGGATTAACAACTGCAAATGTAACTGAATTAAACAATTTATACTACACCAATGCAAGAGTTTATTCAAATGTAATTAGTTTATTAAATGCCAAGGCCAATGTTGCTGATCTAAATACAAGCAATATAATTGAAGGAACTAATTTATACTACACCAATGCAAGAGTATACTCAAACGTAATATCTCTATTAAACGCAAAGGCTAATGTTGCTGATCTAAATACAAGCAATATAATTGAAGGAACTAATTTATATTATACAAATGCAAGAGTTTATTCAAATGTAATTAGTTTATTAAATGCCAAGGCTAATGTAACTGATTTAACAACTGCTAACATAATTGAGAATACAAATTTATACTATACGAATGCAAGAGTCCTTGCAGGATTGGCAGATTCAAATTTAGTTGTTAATGACGCAACTATCAAAGGTAACCTATATGTTGAAGGCGACGTAGTTACCTTAAATACTGCAACCCTGGCAATTGAAGATAAAAATATAATACTTGCAAATGGCGCAATAAATTCTACAGCAGCAGATGGTGCAGGATTTAATATTGATGGGGCCCAAGCTAATTTAAAATATCACAATACTGGCGACAAATTTGAATTCAACAAATCGTTAGATGTTTTGGGCACAGTAACGGCTACAACAATATATTCTAATACGTGGAATAATTTATTTACAAGTAATGTAATTGAAGGTGCAAATTTATATTATACAGTTATTCGGGCAAATGCAGCAATTGATGATAGAGTAACCAAATCATTCATTGATAACTTAGGTGTAAGTAGTAGTTCTGCAGTATTTGCGGAAAATGCAAATGTAGCTAATACCGTTTTATCAATTAGTAATTTTACAACCTCCAATTTAATAGAAGGTGCAAATTTATATTACACAAATGCCCGTGTATATTCTAATGTAATTAGTTTATTGAACGCTAAGGCCGATGTAACCGACTTAACAACAAGTAATGTTGTTGAGGGCAATAATCTATATTATACTAATACTAGAGTTCATGCAAATGTTGTTGCATTGTTGCCAAGTGTTAACGTAAGCATTGTTTCTTCTTATCAACAATTTGTTTCGGATGGAGCAACAACAGTATATACATTATCTACAAGCGTACCTAATGAATCTAGTATATTTGTTATAATTGACGGTTTAACGCAAATACCTTCATTAGATTATACTGCTTCAGGTACAACATTATCATTATTAACAGTGCCGGCAAATCAGTCAAATGTCGTGGTAAGATATTTTTCAGCGACCCTTTCACAATGACAATTAGTACACCAAAACGTAGAACAATAAATAATAGAAAAACAGGGCAGTATTAAATGGCTACACAGTTAAATGTTGCGTATATAAAAACAAAAGGATCTAACACGTTTGATGTACTACGTGTTGGCGCAACCGGCAACTTAGAATATGCTAGTGTTGGTATTTTAGGTTTAACAACATCAAATGTGGCAGAAGGCAGTAATTTATACTATACAAATACAAGAGTTTATGCAAATGTAATACCCCTATTAGATTTAAAGGCAAATGTTGTTGATTTAACAACAAGTAATGTTGTTGAAGGTACAAATTTATACTATACAAATACAAGAGTTTATGCAAATGTAATACCCCTATTAGATTTAAAGGCAAATGTTGTTGATTTAACAACAAGTAATGTAATTGAAGGTACAAATTTATACTATAGTAATACTCGTGCAAATGCAGCAATCGATAATAGAGTAACAAAAGCATTCATTGATAACTTGGGCATAAGTGGTAGTTCTGCAGTATTTGCCGAAAATGCAAATGTAGCTAATACCGTTTTATCAATTAGTAATTTTACAACTGCTAATTTAATTGAAGGTGCAAATTTATACTATACTAATGCAAGAGTTTATGCTAACGTAATTGGTATATTAAACGATAAAGCAAATGTTGTTGATTTAACAACTGCTAATGTTTCAGAACTAAACAATTTATATTACACGAATGCTAGAGTTTACGCCAATGTTATTTCCTTATTACCAAATTATACCGGTAATTTAACTGCGGCAAATGCCACAATTGGTGGAACATCTGGGGGATTTATTACTGGTGCTAATTTAATTAGTACTAATATCATTTCAGCAACAACGTGGACAGGTCTATATGCCTCAAATGTTGTAGGATTAACAACTGCAAATGTTGCAGAAATAAACAACTTATATTACACAAATGCAAGAGTTTATGCAAATGTGATTGGATTACTAAATGATAGAGCAAATATTGGCGATTTAACAACATCAAATGTTGTTGAAGGTGCAAATTTATATTATACGAATGCAAGAGTAAGATCAACACTGTCATCTGGTACCGGTGTTAGCTATGATAACACAACCGGTCAAATTTCAATTGGTCAAAATGTAGATACACACGCTAATGTAACATTTAATGAATTAACTATTACTGGCAATTTAAATGTCGTAGGTAATTTAGTTGGGTTCTACGCAAATACTTTAGTTATTAATGATCCATTAATACAACTAGGATACAATAATCCTTCGGATAGTATTGATCTTGGATTCCTTGGTCATTATAATGATTCGGGCACAGAAAGACACGCTGGGTTATTTAGAGACGCTAGTGATAAGAAATTTAAGTTCTTTGCTAACATTGTAGGTGAACAGGGCCCTGCAACTATTGATACTGCTAATGATAGTTTCCGTTTAGCAACCGTTGTTGCCGAAACATTCGAAGGCAATGTTACTGGATTTGTAAGTTCTATAGGCAACTTTACAACCAGTGATTTGACTGAGGGCAACCAACTATATTATACAAACGCAAGAGTTGATGCGTATGTAACACCAAAATTAACTACTGCTAATGTTGCAGAGCTAACAAATCTCTATTATACAAATGCCCGAGTTTATTCAAACGTAATTGGTCTAATTGGGGACAAAGCTAACGTATCGGATCTAACAACTGCTAATGTTTCAGAGCTAACAAATCTCTATTATACAAATGCCCGAGTATATTCTAATGTAATTAGTTTGTTAAATGCAAAAGCAAATGTTGCTGATCTAACAACTGCTAATGTTTCAGAGCTAACAAATCTCTATTATACAAATGCCCGAGTATATTCTAATGTAATTGGTCTAATTGGGGACAAAGCTAACGTATCGGATCTAACAACTGCTAATGTATTAGAAGTTGGTAACAACATATTTTACACCAATGCAAGAGTTTATTCAAATGTAATTAGTTTATTAAATGCCAAGGCCAATGTATCGGATCTAACAACTGCTAATGTATTAGAAGTTGGTAACAACATATTTTACACCAATGCAAGAGTTATTGCAAATGTTTTAGATTATTTTGCAGTAAATGAAATATCTTCAAATGTTGCGGCAGCTTTAGTTAATTTTGGCAGCAACATAATTAACACAACAGGCAATATTGCTGCAGGCAATATAATCGTAAATACAGTCACTTCTAATATTTGGACAAATTTATATACTGCTAACGTACTCGAAACATCTGGCAATTTATATTATACTAACACACGAGTTCTTTCAAATGTTTTAGAATATTTAGCAGTAAATCAAACATCTTCAAATGTTGCAGCCGCATTGGTTAATTTTGGTAGTAACATAATTAACACAACCGGCAATATTACCGCCGGTAATGTTTTTGCAAATACGATTATTGGAAATGGCGGCGGATTTATTGTTGGTGCTAATTTAATATCCACAAATATTATTTTAGCAACAACTTGGACAGGATTGTATGCAGCAAATGTAGTTGGGTTAACAACTGCTAATGTGTTAGAAGTTGGTAGTAACATATACTATACTAATGCAAGAGTTCTTTCAAATGTTTTAGAATATTTAGCAGTAAATCAAACATCTTCAAATGTTGCGGCCGCATTAATTAATTTTGGTAGTAACATAATTAACACAACCGGCAATATTACCGCCGGTAATGTTATTGCTAATAATTTTATACAACTTGGTACTGGCACTGGCGCAATTACATCCACATCTAATCTTAACATAACAGCTGCCGGCAATATTAATCTTTTAAGCGGCAATGTTGTTATTAGTAATAGAGTAATTGTTGGTGGCGCAACTAGCAATATAGTTATAGATGGTAATACCGGCAATATTTCTGTTACAAACACTTTAACAACAAACAATTTAATAATTAGAGGATTTGAATTATTCTCGAATAATGATATTTCTCTTAATAGAGTTACAGCCAACATTTGGAATAATCTATATACTGGAAATGTAATAGAGAATCCTGCATCGGGCAATTTGTGGTATTCCAATGCGAGAGTTCTTTCTAACATATTGGCATATATTGCAGTAAATCCGCAAGGCACGACATATACTAATTCAAACGTAACGCATTTCATGAATATCTTTGGTAGTAACTCTATTGTTACTACTGGAAATATAACTGCCGGCAACATAATAGTTACAACGAATTTAACTGTTCGCGGCACATTAACCGCGAATGCAATATCGGCCAATAGCGGTGGTGGATTTATTACTGGTGCTAATTTAATTAGTACTAATACTCTTGCAGTTGGTAGAATACAAGGGGTTGTTGGTGCCGGGGGTATTACGGGCAACATCCATTTAACTGCGAACGTCATGCCGCAAGGAAATGGTCTAATTAATTTAGGTAATGCAACTAATTACTTTGGTAACGTCTATGCTAAGGTTGTTTGGAGTACCGAATTAAGAACTTCGGGTAAAACTTTATACATTGGCGACACAGAAATTAGTGTAGATGAAGATAACAATTTAGTAATTACAAATCCTAATGGGGCTACAATTACACTTAGAGGAAACTTCTCAAGTAATACAGATTTAACAACAACTAATGTTACAGAATTAATTAATTTATATTATACCAATGATAGAGTTTATTCTAATGTTACCGAAATGTTGCCAACATATACTGGAAATATTCGTTCAGGTAACATAACAATTGGATATGGCACAGGCGGGTCGTTAATTGGCGCCAATTTAATTACTACAAATATTATTTCTGCAACAACTTGGACAGGATTATATTCATCTAATGTTGTAGAAGGTACAAATTTATTCTATACTAATGCAAGAGTATCTTCTAATGTAATTGCTTTATTGCCGACATTAGCTGGCCCTGGTATTAATATTGCTGCAAATGGTATTATTTCCACTTCAACAAGTGCACCATATGCAGCCGACATAATTGGATTGAATACTGCCAATGTTGCGGAAACAACTAATTTATATTACACCAATGCAAGAGTTTATTCTAATGTAATTGCTTTATTGCCGACATTAGCTGGCCCTGGTATTAATATTGCAGCAAATGGCATAATATCTTCCGCAGCAAGTGTACCATATGCAACAGATGTGATTGGATTGAATACTGCCAATGTTGCGGAAACAACTAATTTATATTACACCAATGCTAGAGTCCATGCAAACGTAATTGGTTTATTAAACGAAAAAGCTAATGTAACAGACTTAACAACATCAAATGTTACTGAAGGCAATAACTTATATTACTCTAATGACAGAGTTTATGCGAACGTAATAGGGTTGTTAAATGCTAAGGCAAATGTTGCTGATCTAACAACTGCTAATGTCGCGGAATTAAACAATTTATATTATACGAATGCGAGAGTTTATTCTAATGTAATTGTTTTATTACCAAATTATACCGGTAATATTTCTGCAGGTAATATATT